CAGTTCCTTGGCTGCCAGGATCTCCTCGGTGAAGACGATGCGATCCGCATGTGCGCGCTCGATCTTGTAGCGGCCGTCGTAGGTGAGGATGGAGACGTTGCCCTTCTTCCCGCCGAGCGTTACACCGTACTTGTCGCCGGAAATGCGGATCAGGTCTGCGATGTCTTCCAGGGAACGAGCCTTGAACCGGGCCAGCGCGTCATGGATGTGCAGGGCCTCCTCGACCAGATCGCGGGCAACCTGGTCGCGCAGCTTGTCGTGCTCTCGCACCTGGTGCTCGGGCACCAGGTGGCCTGCGGCGTTCATGACGAAGCCGGCCGGGACAGAGATGGACGGGGTTTGTTGGTTCTCAGCCATGGCTCGGTTCCTCAGTGGGGACAGTGACTTCCGTCATCTCGCTGAGGGAGATGAACGCGTTCAGGATGTGGCCGCAGTCGTCGCAGCTGACGACCAGGTCGATCAGACTTTGGTCATGGGCGGCAGAGCACGCGGTGATCGAGAGATAGGGAGTGCCGCATTTCGGGCAGTCAGCTTCGAGGAAGGCCGCCATCAGTGCACCTTCCTTGCAGCCTTGGCCGCGCGCTGCTCCTGCAGGTACTCGGCCATCGGCTTCATTTCGGCGTGGAGCTTCGAGTAGTTTTCGGAGATGAACAGGTCGAGCAGCTTGACCAGCATGCCGTCCAGCTTTTGGCAGCCGACCTTCAGCTCGATGAGCTGCTGATCCTTCGCGAAGCCGTCCTTCAGGAGATCCTTCAGGGCCTGACGGCAGTCCTGCTCGCTCATGGCGTCGACGTTCATCAGTGGGGTGTATGCGTGCGTGATGACTCCGCTCATTGGTCATGCTCCTTCACCGGGGTGAGCCAGGCCACGTCGACGCCGCGGATCGTCACGACGTTATGAGTGTGCGTGCCGAGGTTGCGGTAGCGCATGCCGCGGACTTCCGAGAGGAAGTTGGTCTTGATGAGGTCGGAATCCTCTGCGCGGATGTAGATGCGGTTGTCGAGCTGTACCAGGGACTGGATCTCGATGCCGGCATCGCGCAGCGCACGGGTCATGGCGTTGAAGGCGGCCAGCTGCTTGGCGAACTCTTCGGTCAGGTAGTGCAGAGCCGGCGGCACCGGCTGCTGCTGTTGGGGCAGCAGGTGGTGGACGGTACCCATGTCAGACCACCTCCCGGATGACGTCGGCGGTGACGCGCGGCTCGCCGATCTGAACGGCCAGGTTCATGGCGGCCTTGACCAGGTTGGCGATGGCAAGCGGGTAGAGCTGGCTGGTCTTGTCCTTGCCACTGGTGCTCAGGCGCTCAATCAGCGCCTGCACGGCACCGTCTTCCATGACGTCGCCGAGCTTCTTGTTGGCCCGGCCCAGGCGGTGCACCAGGTGCGCTTCTACCTGGTTGACCGGCAGGGGGCGCAGCCAGGTGATCTCGATGCGCTGGGCGACCTCGCGCACCTCGGCGTTGCGGGGCGAAAGCTTCACCGCCAACTCGGGCTGGCCGATCAGGATGATGGAGATCAGCTTGGTGAAGCCGTCCTCCAGTTCGCGGTACCGCTTCAGGTGCTTGAGCAGCGGGATCGACAGGCTGTGGGCCTCTTCGATGATCAGCAGATGGCGCTGGCCAGCGGAGTTGCTGGCTTTCAGCGCCGTTTCAACCTGGGTAAAGCGCGCCTGGGGGCTGGACTTCGGCGTTTCCAGCGGTGCGATCGCCGTCATGATCGCCTCCGCGATATGCAGGGACTTCATGGGCTTGCCCTTGACCTCGCTGTCTTCGGAGCCCAGGACATGCGGCTTGATGACAATGATCGGCGAGCCTTCCCGCGCCAGGCGCTGCTCCAGGTCCTTGCGCAGGCCCGACTTCCCTGCGCCCGACTCACCAATCACAGCGAGGAAACCATCGTGGCGCGCAGTAACGTACATGGCCTCGCGGACATAGCGCATGTCCTGGGTGACGTACATGTCTTCAGCCGCGCGCAACTCGTCGAAGGGGTCGATGTACAGCTCGAATGCCTGCTTGGTCGCTGGCAGCAGGGGCTGTTTCGGCATTAGCATGGGTTCGCACTCCTCGTTTTCCTGATCGTTTTCGGGGGTTGCAGGGGCCTCGGCGTTGGCGCGCCGGGGCTCCATCTCTTCTTCCAGCGCGGCGATGTCGTCATCGTTCGCGCCGTTCTCGTACAGAAAGTCCGCGATGCGCCCGAACAGGCGCGCCCGGTCGATGGACTTCGGCCACTGGCCGTGATTGGCGATCTGCGCGATGGTCGCCGGGGACACCTCCACGGCGCGGGCCAGGTCACGCTGGCCCTTGCCGACAGTGGCGAGTACTTCCTTCAGGTGCTGCATCAGTGAGTCCCTCCCACGATGCGCAGGCCGGGACGGACCGGGGCCTGCAGCTGCTGGACGATGGCGTCGAGCTGGTCCTCCAGCACACCATCGGGGTAGTTGGACTTGAGCCAGGCCATCGACTCAGCGGTCCAGGTGGAGCCCATGCGGGCGCGCAGGGCCTTGGCGGCGGCCGCGTGACTCATGGGCTTGATCTCGACGGTGGCCACCGTCACGTTGAGCTGCAGCTCGCTGCCCTTGCGCGGCATGAAGGTCGGCAACTGGGCGTCTTCGATGTGCTGGAAGGGCTTGAGCTTGCCGCCGAAGGGGATGGCCTTTGCCTTGCGTGCCGCCTGCTCGTCGGCTTCGGTCTCAGCGCCCATGGCCAGCCTTGCCGCTTCCTTGCGAGCCTTCTGGGCTGGCGTCTCCGCGTGCTGCCGGAAGGCCTCGCCGATGATCGGGGAGCGCACGTCGAAGCCGTTCTCGTCCCTCTGGACGGACGGGATGACATGGAAGACCTCGTAGCCCTCCTGGTCGATGGTGACCACCTGGGCCGCATCGCTCTGCCAGGGGTTGCGGGTGACCATCAGCTTCTCGCCGACCATCACGCCGGGGACCACCGAGACGTCGTACTCGGCCCCCTGGAAGCTGACACGCAGCTTGCTGGTGACCTTGCGGCTCTCGGGCTCGGCAATCGCCAGTTGGCGGCATACGTCGACGCTGGGTGCCTTCACCAGCTGGTGCTCGCGGATGCGCATCCAGGCGGCCGAGCGGGTCATGCCGTGGCGGGAGTGTTTCTTCGCGGCGTTGAACCACTCGCGCCAGACCTTGGCAGCGGCATTCAGCTCATCCAGGTCGGCTACCGGTTGGTAGCGAAGCGCCGCTTCGAACTTGCGTTCAATGATGTTCCGGGCGTTCTCCACCTGCCCGGTAACACGGGCAGCACCAGGCTTGTGGACGATGGTGCGGATGCGCAGCGTCCGGCAGAGGTTCCGGGCCATGGCCGAGGTGTTGGCCGAGCCAGGGTCCATCATCAGGATCATGGGCACGCCGTGCAGAATGTCGTTGCCGCCGCGCTCCTGCATGGCGTCGATCAGTACGTCGCACAGGTTTTCGCCGCTCTCGGCGCCCATCACGTACTTCACGTAGATCCAGCCGCTGGCATGGTCGGTGATCTCATACGACCAGACGCGGTTAGCGGCGATGCGCGCCAGATTCCTGGGCTTGTTCTTGTAGAACTGGTCGTGGTCCATCACGCGCAGGCCGTTGGCCTTGGGATCGGCACCGGGCTTGAGGTAATAGAGGACGCACAGCGAGGCGTCGATCTGCCAGACGTGGTTCGGATGACGGCTGGCTAGCTCAGTCACCGGCGCCGGCTGGAGCAACTGCTCGGGGTGAACCCCGTAGCTGTACAGCGCCCTGCCGATAGCACTGATGGACAGCGGCTGGATCTCGCCTGTGCTCTCGTCGATGACGTCGGCATGGATCATGCCGCTGGCCCGCAGCGCTTCCACGGCATCTTCCAGGCTATACAGGCGCTTCTCGTTGCGCCGGGCCGTCTCCATCATGGTGCTACTGATGGTCAGGGCATCCTCACGGCTGAGTATGCTGGTACCCGCATCACAGCGTTTCTTGCGCGGACTGAGATCCACGGTGACGTCCTTCAACTTGCGGTACAGGGTGGACAAGGACATGCCGAGCCGCTGCGCCGTCGACTGAACGAGTTCAGTACGCTGGCCATGCTCGGCGCCGCGCAGTGCGCGCTCCAGGTCGACCAAGGCTTGAGTGATGACGGCGCTCATGGCTTAGCCCTCGGCAGGTTCGGCGTGCTGGTCGTTGCCCATCTGCTGGAGCCAGCCGAATTCGCTGACATCGCCGCCAGCCTCGCCCTCGGGCAGCTGAAACTCTTCACGGATACGCAGGAGCAGCATTTCCAGCTGGCGCACCAGGTTGGCCTGGAACGGGCGGTGGTCGCTGCCGGTCTGCTCGGAGTGCTCGACCAGAATCGAGAAGGCCTTGCGCAGCGTTCCGGCGAGGACGGTCTCGGCTTCGTAGTGCGCGGCGGCGACTTCCTTGCGCAGGGCCTTCTCGGCCTCGTCGGCCTTCATGGTCTGGATGCGCCGCCTGGTCTTCTCCAGCTCATGGGCGGTGTCATCCAGTTCGCGGGACTTGCGTGCAATGCGCTCGCCCAGAGCTTCGTTGTCCGCCTGCAGGTCCTCGACCTGCTTCTCCAGGGCGGACTTCTCTTTGGCGTGGGTGGCGATCAGCTCCTCAGCCAGGTACTCCACCGCCTCCTTGTTGCCTTGCTTCGCCGCTTCTATGAGGGCGCTGCGGGCGTCTTCCGGCAGGCGGCGCCATTGGCGCAGCTCGCGGTAGCCGATGCCCATGCGGGACATGGATTCCAGGGCTTCTTCGCCGAATTGGCGAAGGTTCCGGATGTCCTCATCTACCTGTTCTACGGAGCGACCGAGGAGGCTACAGAACTCTTGCCAGGTACCTGACAGAAAGTCGTGACCGTCACGACTTTTCTGCCCCTTGAGAGCCCGGTACAGCTTGTTCTCCTTAACGAATGCGAGTTTAGAAGTCGTGACCGTCACGGAAAATTTGGCGAAGGCATCTGCCATCTGAGCCTGACCCAGTAGCTGGTTCACCAGGTCACGTTCTTCCCCCATGTCCGAGGCTAGGGCGGTAGCGTTTTGCACCAGGGCCAAAGCCTCGTTGTTCAGCGGTGCGTCTTGCACCAGTTCAGCGGCCGGCTGAGCTTTGCGTCCCATGTCTTACTCCTTTGGTCAGAGGCTGGCTCCCGCCAGCACGCGTTGGTTGATCTCGTTGATGCGTTGCTGGGCCGAGGCCATCTCGTTGGCGTGGGCCTGGGCGATCTGCAACAGCGCGATGCTCGGTGCGAAGCGGCCCGTGTCGAGGCGAGTGGCGAAGCCCTCCTCGATCAGCAGGTCCATGTACCGGGTGATGTTGGCCGGGCTCTCGCCCAGGGCCTGGGCCAGCTCGGTGTTGGACAGGCCGCGAAGCGTGTGGCCGCGCAGGGCCTTGAGCACGCGCAGGACGCGTGCAGCGCTGCTGGTGGGGCGATTGGCAGTGCTCATGCGCGACGCTCCATCGGGATGACGACCAGGGCGCCGGATTGGGTGATAGCGGCCTGGCCACCGGTGGCTTCCGCCAGTTGCTGGTGGAGATGCTGGGCCTCGTTGCACCACCCTTCGGCACATTCCTCCATGCGGGTCAGCTCGGTGCGCAGGTGCTCGTTCTCTTCGGCAAGGCGCGCAGCCTCGGCGCAGAGCTGCTCATAGGCCTGCTCGTCCAAACGGCGTAGCAATGCCTGGGTATTGATAGGCTTACTCATCGTGAGTACTCCCGAGATCGAGTTGCGGGTGGTCGTGCTGGATGACGTTGCCGTGGTGCCAGGCCAGGGACTCCAGGCCAGCGCGGATTGCCTCCAGCGTCTGGTGGGCGCTCTGGCGGCCGCCGTAAAAAGCCATCAGGGCGCCAGCGGCGTCGTGCAGGACCTGCTGCAGGCGTTGCATGTCCTCGGGCGAGCTGCTGCGGCCGGTGGGGATGTCCACCAGCAGCTTCCCGTGGGCAGCGGCCAGGTACCGGGTGATCAGCGGTTGACCGCAGGCGTGCTCAAGAGGCAGCACCAGGGCGAGCGGCAGACGGCCGTCGGCCTGCCACTTGTAGAGGCTGGAGCCGTTGTTCAGGGCCAGGTAGTCGAAGGACAGGTGGTCCATGCTGCGGCCACGTTGCTCGCGGGCCGCATCCACGCAACCGCGGATGGCTTCAACCGGCGACCGCGGAACCCAGGTTTTCCAATTGCGACGGCTCATTGGAAGGCGCTCCCCAGGGACGCCAAGCCGGCGTCCGAAAATTCTCTCGCCCCATCAGTTGGCAGCGGCTGCATCCATCGGCCAGCCTGTTCAGGCACATTCACAAGCGAGGACATGGTCATGACCGATCGGTACGTTGAGGCGCTGGCAGCACGGGTGGATGGACTTGGTCAGGCGTTCCTGGTGCTGGGTGCGCTGCTGAATCAGCGGGGGCTGCTGGATGGCCAGCTGCTGCAGGCGCGGATTCGAGGTCGCGCCGAGGAACTGGATTCGCCGCACCCCGTTGTCCTGGAACAGATGGAGTACCTGGCTGACCAGCTACTGCGGAACTACCTGCATGTGCGGGGGCTTGGGCGCGAGGAGATCGAAAGGCAAATCCAGTCGGGGAAAAGCCCAGATCTAGATTGAGCACCGGTGGCAGGTTGTTCGGATCGAGGCGGATCATGTCCCCGACCAGAACGCCGGCCAGCGCCGACACGTCGCGGTCCACGCCGTTCACCACCACCGTGAGCCGAGGGGTTACCTTGCGGACCAGGGGCTCAGCGGCACTCGTAGAGGCCTGGAGTTGCTCGCCAATCAGGCGCCCGGCTGTGATCAGCATCAGTCGATCGATCAGTTGGCGGACACCGGCGCTCGCCGGGCTGCGATCGAGCGACAGCTGTACCTGGACCTGCGCATCGGCCAGATGCCAGGCGACATCGACGGCATCGCCAGGGGCGCAGGCGATTACCGCGTCCAAGGCTGCGCGCCAGGCGTCCAGCGGATGCGGGATGAGGTCAATGTGTTCGGTGGGAATCTGCGACATGGCGGAGATCCTCATGCGGCGCGGTGGGCTGTATCCGGGTTGGCCTTCAGGCCCAGGGCCACGGCGGCCTTGTGGGCGTCGCCGCGGAGGCCCTTGAGGCGGCCGCGGAGCAGGTCAACCACGGTCATGCGGTCGAGGCCCATGTCGCGAGCCCAGTGGGTTTTGCAGACGCCGTGACGGATAAACCACTCGTTGGCGCTAGTGGGCGTCTGCGGGTACGGCAGCGGGGCCGCGCTCGGGGTTTTCCGGTTGCCTTTCATGGCGGTCCTCGTGTGGTAAATTGCGGAAATTGGTTAGTGCTGGCGAAGGGGGTTGGTCTTCCGCAGGAGTTCCGCGGCGCGCTTGAGGCTCAGGCCGTAGTCCGTGTCTTGCGAGAGAGGAAGGGCTACGGTGCCGGAGCGCTCGCTGCTGCAGGTGTTTCGGTCAGCAGCAAGCAGTAGGGAAAGAGAAAGGGCGATCCAGTCGGAATCGCTCAGGGCAGCCTGGTTCAGTTGATCCAGGAAGACCTGGCGGTAGTCGACAGGACGATCGCTAACAATGGCGTTCTGCAGCTCTTGGTCGAGAAGATCCTGCAGGCGCTGGATAGCAGGGGTCATGGCGTTTTCCTTCGTGGCTAGACGTGGGTAATCGCTGTGGTGTGTGGTGAATATTGGGACATTAATGTCCCACGGTCAAGCGACACTTATGTCTCAAACAATCGGAGAGCGACTCCGCAAGGTTCGCGGCGATCTTGGGGTTGGTGAATTTGCAGAGCGCCTTGGTGTTAACCGCAAAACGGTTACTCGTTGGGAGGCGAATGAGGCGCTCCCTGATGGGGCCTCATTGCTCTCGCTGCATCAGCATTTCGGTGTGGACCCCGGCTGGTTGTTGACGGGCGGCCCAGCCAATGCCGAGGGGGCGGGATTGATAGCGCCTCCGCAGCTGAGTTCCCGGGAGCGGACACTGCTCGCCAACTATCGGGGCTCGGATGAAGAGGGGCGACGAGCGGTAGAGAGCACAGCGAGTGCTTTGGCGCACAGGGACAGTGCGAAGAAGGGTCGCCAAGGCGGTCAATGATGATTAGGGGCAGGCAGTCCTAGGGATGAGCGTCTGGCTCATACCAACAACCACAGGTCAATACAGCGTTGGGGCAAGGAGCGTGAATGCTATGCGAAAGGAAATGCAGGGGATGTCTACTGGGGCCGTTGCTGCTCTGATCGCTGTAGTGGGGTTTGCGCTGGTGATGGTTGGGGTAATAGTTAGAGGCGACCGACCTCCGTCTCCGCCATCGAAATATGAATTGATCGACCTGGCAAAAGATGAAATACGACACAGGGCTAGAGACCCGGAAAGCGTGCAGTTCGGTGACGTATGGGTAGGCACCCTGGTGACGTCCAGTACTCCATCTGGAACGCCCGTAGTGTGCGGCTACTTCAACGCGAAGAATGGATTTGGTGGGTATGTCGGCCAACAGCGTTTCTTCGGTGGTCCGGGGATGTTGATGATTGACCAAGAGCAGCGCGCCCTGATTGATCAGGCTTGGAGTGATAGCTGCATACTCCGTAGAAGGTGAATAGTGGCGGCCATCAAGTGCAAGCACTGCGGAAGTGCTCTCACGTAATGGTCGTATACCCAGCGGTAAAGAGGTGCACCGATGAAACATTCAGGCCCTTCTACTGAGGTGGAAATTGAAGTAGCTGGCAGAAAGGTTCGAGGCTTCTATCGAGTCGAGAATGGGGTGATGACAGTCTCGACCTTACTGGGGAGCAAAACCGCGAACTTAGGACGGATGCCTGAAAAGCTTCTGGCCGAGATTCTTTTGAAGGAGCTATTCAACGAGGGGAAGGCATGAATGAGCAGTTGCTGGTCCAGTATGTCACACAGCACTGTGGCGCGAACTGGCAACACCGTTCCCCGCGCGAGCTAACGGCCGACGAGATGGTCGAGGCATTGTGGCCGTTGAGTGAGCTGTTCAAGGGGAAGGTAAAGCAGATTCGTCGTCAGCCATACGTGCCGGAATTTGAGGCTCAGGCTGACAAGGCGATTGAGCGTTTCGCTCAGCATGGGAGCTGGAAAGCAGTAAGCCTGGAGGTGCAGCGTATACTGCTGGAACGACACACCCAGGCCATTATGTGGTTCACTCTTGAGGGGCGGGCGGCTCCTTGGAAGACGTACATGAGCGTTCCGGACAATCTGCCAGCCAAGGCTCTACCGGCAGTGATAATGCTGTACTTAATTCATGGTATGTCGCTCCCGTATCCAGTTTCTGGAGCGTAATGCTCTGAAGTTTTTCTAATTGCTCTGCCGTCAATTGCAGAGTGCCCTGAAAAGCTTTGTTTGCTGCCTGGAACATTACTGGTCCTCCATTGAAGAGGCCTACATAATGATTTTCTTCCCGAAGAATTGATTTTCCGCCCCTTCAAAAGATATCTCGCGCGCGCGTGACGATGATGGTCGGGCGTCCTGCAGGAGCAGGACGACCACCAGGCCAGGGATGGCCACCTTCGGGAGTATCGTCATGTCATCGCAGCAATCCCGGCGCCGCCGCGCGCCGCGCATGACCAGCTGGACGCTGGTCACCCTGGTACTGCTCATCATTCTCGCGGCCATCCGGCCCGAGCAGCTCCAGGTCGTCTCCTACAAGCTCGTGCTGGTCACCCTCGGAGCCGTCGCCGGCTACTGGATCGACCGTTCGCTGTTCCTGGTCGAGTCGCGCCCTCATGAATGCATCGACTTCGTCACGATCGTGGGCGCCTGGATTCGCCGCGCTCTGATCGTACTGGCCTGCATCCTTGGCCTGACGCTGGGGCTCTGATCATGGGCGTTCCGCAAATCGTCTGGCTCCTCCTCGCCGGTCTCGTCGTTGGCGCCGCCATCATGGAGCATGGCAAGAGCATCCCTGTATCGGCGCCACGGACGCTGTTCAGGGTGGCAGTGGCCCTCGTTCTGCTGGCTTGGGGCGGTTTTTTCTCTGGCCAATGCCAGGCCGCCACGGCAGATCGAGTTCCGGCCCAGGCAGAGCAGTACCGCCGCGTCCTGATGCGAGCTGCTCACTCCGAGTGGGGCCTGTCCGCGCCGATCGCCACCTTTGCCGCCCAGGTCCACCAGGAGAGTCGCTGGCGGGCAGATGCTCGCTCGCCCGTCGGCGCTGTGGGCCTTTCGCAGTTCATGCCCTCGACCTCGGAATGGATCTCCGGGCTGTATCCGGCGGCCCTGGGCGCGAACCAGCCCCTGAACCCGGGCTGGGCCCTCCGCGCCCTGGTGACCTACGACCGCTGGCTGTACTCCCGCAACCAGGCCTCTACCGACTGCGATCGGTGGGCATTCACTCTTGCCGCATACAACGGCGGACAAGGCTGGGTTAACCGTGACCGCTCGCTGGCATCGGCTTCCGGGGCCGACACGCTGGCCTGGTTCGGTGAGGTCGAGCGCTTCAATGCCGGGCGCTCGGCCGCGAACTTCCGCGAGAACCGCGACTACCCCCGTCTGATCCTGCTGCGCTACGAACGCCTCTACAGCGAATGGGGCGAAGGCGTATGCGCCGAGAGGTACACCCTATGAGGCTTCTGCTGACCGCTCTGGCCCAAGCCCACGTGGGCTCATCCATGGCGATGATTGCCGCCTCGGCCAACTTCCTCACCGCCAAGGAGCTGTATTGCTCGCCGGTGCCGCGTGAACGCCACGGCAAGAGCGGTGTGGCCAAGGCCAAGCGGAAGGCCCGCCAATTCAAGCGCCGGAGGGCCCACCATGGCCGTGCTTAGCTGGTTGCGCACGTCCTGGCCCCTGCTGCTCGTCGGCCTGTTCGCCTTCGCCACGCTGATCATCGGCAAGAACCAATACGACCAGGGCTACTCGACAGCCAAGGTTCAAGGCGACAAGGCCGTGGCCGATCTGCGCGAGCAGTACGCCACCGACCGTGCCAAGGCCGCCCAAGACAACCTGCTGGAATACCGCCAGCAGGTAACCCGCGCGAATCAGGCTGAGGAGCGCTTCCTGGGCGCCCAGGACCAGATCGCCACCCTCAAGCAACAGCTCTCGGAGCGTATCGCCCATGTCTCGACTCAATACCGGCCGGCGCCGGGCGCTGCCCCTGTGCCTGCTCCTCGCTTCGTTGTCACTTGCGGCTGGCTGCGGGACTACAACCTCGCCCTCGGCGCCGATCTGCCCGCCCCAGACGCCTGCCGAGCTGCCTCCGGCGCTCAGGAAACGGCCTGGCCCGCCCCCGGCTCTGACGCCGAACTACTGGAAAGCGGAGTCCGCGCGGCTGACATCCTGGCCCATGCCCGCGACTACGGCGCCTGGGCCCTCGCCAACCTGGCGCATCTGAACGCGTTGCTCGACGTACACGACAAGGAAACTCACTGATGGATTGGGACTTCGCGCTGCGTGCCGGCCAGTTCGTATTCACCGCCCTGGTGGGCCTCTACTCGCTGGCTGCAGCGCGCCGCTCCAGTTCCAAGGTCGAGGCCGACCAGTTGGAGGAACGCCTCCAGGACCAGAACAACCGGATCCTGGTCCTGGAGCAGTGCGTCGAGCACCTACCCGACGGCAAGCAACTGGCCGACCTGGCCGGCGACATGAAGGCCATCAAGGTCGAGCTAGCCGGGGTGGCCAAGTCTTTAGATCCCCTGATCCGGTCGGTCGACCGGATCAATGACTACCTGCTGAACGCGAGGACCTGATGAGCAAATACGCAGACTTCCTGAGCGAGGACCGCCGCCTGGTGATCCTGCGCATCCTGACTGAGATGCCCAGCTACCGAGCCAACAGCTCGGTGCTGCATACCGTACTGCAGGAGTGGGGGCACGAGCCCACCCGCGACCAGGTGAAGGGCGAGCTGCGCTGGCTGGAAGAGCAGCGCCTGGTCCAGCTGGACGACGTAGCCGATGGCGCGGTGCTGCTCGCGAAACTGACCGAGCGTGGCGCCGACGTCGCTGCAGGCCGCGCCCGCGTCGACGGCGTGAAGCGTCCGGGGGCCTGACCATGGGGCGCAAGTCCAGCATCGAAAAGCTGCAGCCGGCCGTGCGCTCGTTCATCGAGCGCTCCCTGCGCGAGAACCGTCTCACCCTGGACGAGCTGATCGAGCAGCTGCAGGAGCGCTTCCCTGGGGAGCGTAAACCGAGCCGCTCGGCGATCGGACGTTACAGCCAGGGATTTACCGAAATGACCAAGCGCCTGCGCGAGCAGCAGGCCATGGCCAGTGCGCTGGTCGAAGAGTTGGGCGAAAACCCTGATGACAAGGCCGGCGCCCTGATGGTCCAGTCCATCACCACCCTGACGAACCATGTATCCATGGCGGTGCAGGATGACCCGAATGTCACCGTCGACGACGTGCGCAAGCTGGCTCGTGCTGCCAAGGATGTCCTGCAGGCACGCAAGGTCAGTCGTGAGGAGCGTAGGGCGATCGAGAAAGAGGCCCGCGAGAAGCTGCTCCAGGAGCAAGAGCAACGGCTTGAGGAGATGCGCGGCAGCGACGGCATGAGCGAGCAGCTCGAAAACCGCATCCGCGGCATCCTGCTGGGGAAGGTCTGATGAAGACGCTGATCTTGATTGTCCTGCTGTCGGTACTGGTCGGCTGCACGTATGAGAAGGAGCCCCGGGAGGTGGAGAACGGTGCGACTCATATCCGGGTGTGGCATGACGACAAGCGTGGCGTGACCTGCTGGCTTTACGGCGGCACCAGTGGCGGCATTTCCTGTCTTCCTGACGGGGCGCTTCACTGATGGCCATGCTCGCGACGTCAGACAAGCTGGGCGAACACCTCAAGGCCATCAGCACTCCGCGGAAGATCGACCTGGCCGAGGAGATGGAGCTGCTCGGCGTCGACGTGCCGCAAGAAATCTCCGAAGCCCAGCCGGCCAATGAACCCGTCTTCCTGCCGTACCAGCAACGCTGGTTTGAGGACGAAAGCCAGATCATGATCGGCGAGAAGTCCCGCCGTACCGGTCTGACCTGGGCCGAAGCCGGACGTAACGTGATCAACGCAGCGAAGCCCCGACGCCGAGGTGGCTGCAATACCTTCTACGTGGGCAGCAAGCAGGAGATGGCGCTGGAGTACATCGCCGCCTGCGCGCTGTTCGCCCGCGCCTTCAACGAGCTGGCCGAGGCGGACGTCTACGAGCAGACCTTCTGGGACGAAGGCAAGAAGGAAGAGATCCTCGCGTACATGATTCGCTTCCCGAAATCGGGGCGAAAAATCCAGGCGCTCAGCAGCCGTCCCAGCAACCTGCGCGGCCTGCAGGGCGACGTGGTGATCGATGAGGCAGCCTTCCATGAATCCCTGGAAGAACTGCTGAAGGCAGCACTGGCACTGACGATGTGGGGCAACAAGGTCCGTCTGATCAGCACCCACAACGGCGTGGACAACCCGTTCAACCAGTACATCCAGGATGCTCGTGAGGGCCGTAAGGACTACAGCGTTCACCACATACCGTTGGATCTGGCCATTTCCGAGGGGCTCTACAAGCGGATCTGCTACGTCACCGGCCAGACCTGGTCGCCGGAAGCCGAGAAGAAGTGGCGCGATGGGCTCTACAAGAACGCCCCCAACATCGAGTCGGCCGAGGAAGAGTACGGCTGCGTCCCGAAGAAGTCCGGCGGCGCCTACCTGTCGCGCGTGCTCATCGAGCAGGCGATGGTCCAGGACCACTCGATCCGCATCTACCGCTACACCGCACCTGAGGGCTTCGAAGGCTGGACGCCCGAGATGCGCGTGGAGGAGATCCACGCCTGGTGCGAAGAGAACCTTCTGCCAGAGCTGGCCAGGCTGGACCCGGAAAACACCCACAGCTTCGGCGAAGACTTCGCGCGCACCGGCGATTTGACGGTGTTCACCCCGCTGCAGATCTCGCCGACCCTGCGGAAGCGGGAGGCATTCCGCGTCGAGCTGCGCAATCTGACCTATGAAGCCCAGCGCGACATCATGTTCTTCATCTGCGATCGCCTTCCGCGCGTCGTGGGGATGGCATTCGACGCCACCGGCAACGGTGGATACCTCGCGGAGCAGGCTGCACTCAAATACGGTCCGGCTGTTGTCGACCAGGTCAGCCTCAACCTGGCGTGGTACGCCGAGTGGATGCCCAAGCTGAAGGGAGAGTTCGAGGCCTTCAACATCGAGCTGTCCCGGCATCAGAGCACACTCGATGATCTGCTCTCGATCAAGGTAGAGAACGGAGTACCTGTGATCGACAAGGGCCGCAAGGCTGATCTGGAGTCCCCCGGTGGCAAGAAAAAGCGCCACGGCGATAGTGCGGTGAGCCTCGCGATGGCCATACGGGCCAGCTACATGACTGGTCGCAAGCAACCCATCGAGACTCAGTCCGCAGGCACTCGTGTGTCGGCTCTGCAGGATCTGGATGGCAGTCGTATTACCACTACTCGCGGCTGGGGCACCGTCGCTGGCCGCAACGACTTCGGAGGCTACTGATGCAACCGCCCAAGCTCGGCCGGGAGATCGCCACCACCGGCGACGGCCGTGATATCACCCGCCCATTCCTGTCCGGCCTGCAGCAGCCCAGCGACTACATCCTGCAGCGACGCGGCGGCAATGACCTGCGCATCTATGAAGAGGTGCTGCGCGATGGGCAGGTTAAGGCGACCTGGGGCCAGCGACAGCTCGCCGTGGTCAGCAAGGAATGGCAGGTCGACGCCGGCGGCGATCGCCGGATCGACAAAGCCGCAGCCGAGCATCTGCGGCAGCAGCTGCAGAACGCCGGCTGGGACCGGATCACCAATGGCATGCTCTATGGGGTGTACTACGGCCATGCCGTGGCCGAACTGATCTATGGCCGCGACGATCGCTACATCACGCTGCAGGCAGTCAAGGTGCGCAACCGGCGCCGTTTCCGCTATGACCAGGAGGGCGGCCTGCGACTACTCACCCCGCAGAACATGTTCGAGGGCGAAGCCTGCCCAAGCCCCTATTTCTGGCACTTCTGCACCGGCGCCGACAATGACGACGAACCCTACGGCCTCGGCCTGGCGCACTGGCTGTACTGGCCGGTGTTCTTCAAGCGCAATGGCCTGAAGTTCTGGCTGACCTTCCTGGACAAGTTCGGCATGCCCACGGCGGTTGGGAAATTCGGGAAGAACGCCACACCGGAGGAGAAGGCCAAGCTGCTGGCAGCGACTCAGGCGATCCAGACCGATACCGGTGTCATCATGCCGGAGGACATGATGCTTGAGCTGATGGAGGCTTCGCGCTCCGGTACCGCCGACTACAAGATCCTCCATGACACCATGGACGAGACCATCGCCAAGGTCACGCTCGGCCAGGTGGCCAGCAGCCAGGGCACGCCGGGACGCCTGGGCAATGACGACCTGGCCGGTGATGTACGCCTCGACCTAGTAAAGGCCGACGCCGATCTGATTTGCGAGTCATTCAACCTCGGCCCCGTGCGCTGGCTCACCGAGTGGAACTTCCCGGGCGCCGAGCCTCCTCGCGTGTACCGAGTGGTCGAGGAGCCAGAGGACATGGACTCCAAGGCCAGCCGCGACGAGAAGGTGTTCCGCTTCTCCGGCTTCAAGCCCACCCTCGGCTACGTCCAGGAGACCTACGGCGTCGAAGTCCTCGAGGAAACCCCGCCACCTTCAGGCGGCACCGCGGCTGCCGAGTTCGCCGAGGGCAGTGGTGGCAGCGATCCGGCGGCGGTGATGACCGACCAACTGGCGAAAGTCATGCAGCCAGCCGTCACGGACTGGAGCGACCAGCTGCGCGTTCTGGTCGACAATGCCACCAGCCTGGATGAGCTGCAGGAGCAACTGCTGCAGCTCGCCCCCGAGCTGAGCCTGGACCAGTACGCTGCAGCTATGGCGGTCGGCCTGCAGGCGGCCAACTTGGCCGGCCGCACTGATGTTCAGGATGACCTGGCTGCGCGGGGCAATACCTGATGGCCACCGCCGCCAGCTACGGCAGTCTCTCCTTCAGGGAGCAGATCGCCTTCTACGAGGCCAAGAACCCGTCCGTCAACTACGCCACGGTGCGCGGTGCTGCACACGACCAGGCCTTCGTCAGCGCCGGTGCCCACCGCGCTGACCTGGTCGCTGATCTGTTCGCCGTGGTGCGTCAGGCCATCCGCGATGGGCTGACCCTGGAGGAGTTCCGCAAGGACTACTACGCCGTGCTGGACAACTACGGCTGGGAGCCGTCCGGCGGGCGCGCCTGGCGCGCGCAGGTGATCTACCGGACCAACCTGCGCACTAGCTATGCGGCCGGGCGCTGGGCACAGCTGCAGGCAGTGAAGGCAACGCGGCCGTACTGGGGCTATCACCACAGTGACGCTGTCGAGCACCCGCGCGAGCTGCACTTGGCATGGGATGGCCTGCACATCCATGCCGACAACCCGTGGTGGAAGACGCACTATCCGCCGTCGGGGTTCGGCTGCGAGTGCTTCGTCACCGCCTACAGCCTCGATGAGATCCACGCCATGGGTAAGGCTGGCCCGGACGAGCCGCCGGCGGAGCGCATGCGCAACATC